ACCTGGAACGGCTGCGCAAGCGCGAAGGCAGCAAGGCATCTGCGGATGCGGGCCAATGACCGAGCGCAACGAGACTTGCGCCAGTCACGGCGCGATCACGATCACTGCACGCGGCGGACCCTCCTCCGCTTGGACCCTCATGCCGGGGGAGGCGCGTGTCAGTGCCCCGGCAACCTCCCTGTTGGACTGCCTGTCCAGCGCAACTCCCGCCGGCGGTCCTCCGGGGCAGTCGGCGGGCCTTTCGGGGGCGGTGGCGTGAAGGCCCTCGTCGCCTGCGAATACAGCGGGCGCGTCCGCGACGCGCTGATCGCTGTCGGCGTTGACGCCATCTCGTGCGACCTGCGTGAGACGGAACAGCCCGGCCCTCACATCGTCGGCGACGTGCGCCCGCTCCTGCGCAAGCGGTGGGACCTCGTGATTGCGCACCCGCCCTGCACCTATCTCGCAAACAGCGGCGTCCGCTGGCGCGTCGAGCGCATGGAGTGGGCCGAGGTCAGCGACGCGGCGCGGTTCTTTCTCGGTTGCCTCAACGCAAACGCACCGCGCGTCGCGGTCGAAAACCCGGTGATGCACTCATACGGGCGCGACGCCATCGGCGGAATGCGTCCGGCCTTCACGGTCCAGCCGTGGCAGTTCGGCGACCCCGAGAGGAAGCGGACGTGCTTCTGGACGCGCGGACTGCCGCCGCTCGTGCCCGAGATCACGACACCACCTGCAAACCTGGGCGCGTCCTGTCACCGCGAGCCGCCCGGCCCGGATCGTGAGCGCAATCGGTCCCGAACCTTTCCCGGCATCGCACGCGCGATCGCACAGCAGTGGGGGCGGGCATGACCATCCTCGCCCTCGACCTCGGCACCCGCACCGGCTGGGCCACGCTGCACGATGGCATCGTGACAAGCGGCACGGTCGACCTGCGCCCGCGACGCTTCGACGGCGGCGGAATGAGGTATCTCCGCTTCACGCGGTGGCTGGACGAGATCCACGCCGCGCCCATCGCCGCGATCTATTTCGAGGAAGTCCGCCGGCACGCCGGCACGGACGCAGCTCATGTCTACGGCGGGTTCATGGCCACGCTCACGGCATGGGCCGAGCTTCGGGGCATCCCCTACGAGGGCGTTCCGGTCGGCACGATCAAGAAGCACGCCACCGGCAAGGGTAACGCGAACAAGGACGCCATGATCGCGGCAATGCGCGCGGCCGGCTTCAATCCGCAGGACGACAACGAGGCCGACGCGCTGGCGATCCTGCAATGGGCTCGGGAGGCGGCGCAGTGAAGCGGCTTACCCTCGATACGTTTGACGTGCCTTTCGCAAAGAGCGCGGCCGTGGACGAGACGCAGGGCATAGCGTTTCGCGACTTCACGCGCGCGGACAGGACACGCCGGCAGATCATCGAAGCGATCCAGTCCATCGAGGCGCTGCACGACCTCGAGACATACATGGAGGCCGAGGCGCCCGTCATCGACGCCCTCGGCGCATTCTCTCCCGAAATGCAGGCCAGCATCGCGCAGGCCGCACAAGATCAGGCGGCGTTCATCAATCCCGACCGCCTGAAACCGCGCGCGGCGGACCCCGCGCAAGTCAAACATGGAAAAACGACCATGAACGCGAAGAAGTTCTCCCCGTTCCACAAGCTGATGTTCAACGACGTCACGCTGCTCTATCCGCGGCTGGATCAGACCTACCGCTTCAACAACGCGCAGAAGAAGAGCGAGGCGTGCGATCCGAAGGTCCAGGGCGCGCAATGGACCTGCACGATGGAGGTGACGAAAGCCGTCGCCGCCGAGATCAAGCGGCAGTGCTTCGACCACTACAACGAGTGCCGCAAGCACGACAACAAGCTGGCCGAGGTCGACTTCGCCGACTTCCGCGTCTTCGGCTCCAAGGTGAAGACCGGAGAAGACGGCAAGCCCGTCAAGAACGACGCCGGCGACGTGCTCGTCCACTTCCGCGCGAAGAAGAACGGCACCAACGGCAAGGGCGAGATGAACAAGGCGCCGCTCGTGTTCGACGCCGACATGACGCCGCTCGACAATCTCGGGATCTGGTCCGGATCGGTCGGCAACGTCCGCGTGCTCGCCTACCCGGTGATCGACCCGGACGGCGTCTGCGGCATTTCCCTCCTGCTCGACGTGATCCAAGTCACCGAAGCCGTCTACGGCGGCGACGGCATCGAGGACGATTTTGCGCCAGTCAACAAGCCCACCCTCGCCGACTACGAGACCGAGACGCCCGCCGAACGGCCGGCCGACGTCGACGACGAATTGGCGTTCTGATGGTTCGGGAACTTCATGACCTTTGGTCCAACCCTCAACACGGCGACGAGGGTTGGGCCAACGTGGAAGAGTTTTGCGCAATCATGGAAATGTTCCCTGCCGTGGAATTCTTCCACCCAAACTACGACGAAGCGCCGTGGCATGTGCAGGCCGAAATTGACGGCGTGATCTACAACTTCTGGCCGCACGTGATGAAGGCGCAGCAGGAGTATTGCAAGAGCGTCCAGGGGTCGAGAAAAATCACGGCTCTGCTTCGCGACGCGACCGCAACAGAAATCCCGCTCTTCGAAGACTGACAACTCCCCGTCCGGCACGCCGGGCGGGGCAACCAGAAGACACGGACAAGGGACGGGCGCAGTGTCAGCAAAGCCGAAATATGAAAAGCCCGGAAGCATTGTCGAGCTGGCAACAAGGCTGTCGGATCTAGGCTACTGGCCCGTTCCCATCCCGGCCGGCCACAAGGGGCCGACAATCGAGGGATGGCAGAACCTGCGCCTCGCCTTCGACACGATCCCCGACTATTTTACCGCGCCGCAGATGCTCGTCGGCGTCCTGCACGTCAACCTGCTCGCGCTCGACGTCGACGTCTACGATGCCGACCTGTCGCGCGAGATCGCGGCCGAGGCATTCCGGCGATGGCCGACCGCGCTGGAGCGGATCGGTCAAGAGCCGAAGACCGCCATCATCCTGCGCATGGACGAACCCGGCTTCAAGGTGCGCAACACCCTCAAGGCCGAACGCATCACGGACGACGGCGAGGTCATCGAGGCCCAGGTCGAAGTGCGCTCCGTCACCCGCCAAATGGTCGCCTATGGTCGCCACCCCGACACCGGCAACGTCTACCGCTGGACCCGCGGCGAGCTTTGGGAAACCCCAAGAGGTGATCTCCCGGAGGCAACGCAGGCCGACGTGCAATCGTTCCGCGACTGGTGCGACGATCGCATCCGCGAATGGGCCGGCATCCCGAAAGACAACGTGGTCCACATGGCCGACCACACGCGCAGGGAGGACGCGCCGCCAAGCGAAGCCGCGTTCATGGAGGCGCTCAGCTACCTCCCCGCGTCCTGCCCCTACGACGACTGGCTGCGCGGCCTCATGGGCATTCACGAATTCTTCGGCGGCTCGGCGCACGGCCTCAACGTCGCGCACCAGTGGTCCAGCCCGTATCCGCATTACAGCCGCGCCGAGGTCGACGCCAAGTGGCGCAGCTTCGAGGTCGGCAAGGGCGTCTCGCATCGCTCCATCTTCCACATGGCCCGCACGCATGGCGCGGACCTGTCAGCCATCGCGCGCAAGCACGCCGAGCCGCAGCGCAAGCACGCCGCACCGGACCTGTCCGACTTCGCGCCAGTCGCCGCGTCAGCACCAGTGCGCGGCGCTATTATCATCCCCGGAGCGGCCGAGGAACGGGCCGCCGCGCGGCTGGAATGGTTCGAGGACATCGAGCCAGCGCTTACCGACACATACCTCGTCAAGAACCTGATCGGCGCCGGAACGCTGTCGGCCGTCTACGGGCCGTCGAACAGCGGCAAGACGTTCTTCGTCATGGACCTGCTGTTCCACATCGCAGCGGGCATCCCGTGGCGCGGCAGGCGCGTCAACAGGGCCGCAGTGCTCTATCTCGCGGCCGAGGGCGGGCAGGGCATCAAGAACCGCGTCGCCGCCCTGAAACGGCATACAGGCGTCACGACGCTGCCCTTCGCCATCCGCCGCGCCGGCCTTGACCTGTTGCAGGACGAAGCCGACATCCGCGCCGTTTGCGAGCTGGCGCAGGAAGTCCGGGAGCGCAGCGGAGAAGAACGGCTCGTGATCGCCGTCGACACGCTGTCCCGCGCCATGGCCGGCGGCGACGAGAACGCCGCGCAGGACATGACCGCGCTCATTCGCAACATCGACGCGATCCGCGAAGCGACCGGGGCACACATCGTGCTCGTCCACCACACGGGCAAGGACGCAGCGCGCGGCGCCCGCGGTCACTCGTCCCTTCGTGCCGCTCTGGACACGGAAATCGAATTGCAGGCCGAGGGGGATTGGCGCTGCGCTTTCGTTTCCAAGCAGCGCGATTACCAAGGCGGCGAGGAATTCCCGTTCTCCCTGAAAAGCATTCCTCTCGGCATGGACCAGGACGGCGACGAGGTGACCTCCTGCGTCGTCACCGAGGCGGAGGAAGATGCGAGCAGAAAAGCCAGAAAAGGGCTCGGCGGAAATCAGAAGATAATCTTCGAGACGTTTTGCCAGATGCTCGGAGAGGGCCTTGGAAAGCCCAACCCGGCCGGTGTCGGACTGCCCGACCAGGGCACTTTCTGGACAGTCCCGATGGACGATCTGCGGCACCATTCGACCGGCAAATTCAGCGGCTCCAACCCGCGCGAAGCGTGGAGAACGGCTTGGAAGGGACTGACCGAGGACCGGGGCCTGTTTTTTGCGGCGTCAGGTTTGGTGTGGTGCTCTGACAAGAAGGTAAAACAATGACTTACGCACCCATAAACCTGACAAACCTGACGGAACCTGACGGCAAACCTGACAGCGCACCCCAAGCGTCAGGTTTGTCAGGTTTCCCTTTAGGGGAACCTGACACCTGACGGTGCGACCTGACGCCCTTCGATGGAGAGATCGAGATGACCCGACCGAGACGCCAGAAGAAGCCCGACCGCCTCCTGCACCCCGACGCCGTGGAGGTCGACATCCGCGTCGACATGGCGGTCGGCTGCTTCGACGAGGTGGCCCGCGAGATGGACCGCAAGTGGGGAATAGACCGGCTGCAACAGGTCGTGCCCGTGGAGGTGGCCGACAAATACGGCCGCGCGCTGGCCGCCCTCAATGAAGCAATCCGCGAACGCGATCCGGAAAAAACGAAATGGAATGCGGAAAACTGCGTAAAGGGAATGCGCAAGATGGACGAGATTGCGGAGGCCGCCGGCAGGTCGAAAGCGGAGCCGCGATCCTTCGAATACGATTTTGACGGGCTGCACTTCATCGTCGTGGACGACGAAAGGCTTTGGCCGGCATTGCGCGAACAGCGCGGCGATAAGGTGCTGATCGTCACCCTTCGCGAGGTGGGCGTCGCGCTCAAGGCGCTGCGCGACCCGGCAGTCGCCGCGGTCAAGCACGAGTTCGACCGATCCGAGATCGTGGCGATCCGACCGCCCGTGACGGGGCCGGACCCCGAAGATGAGATCCCCTGGTGACGGAGCACGACCAATGAGACCCATCCCGATCTATCAGATGATGGACAGCGCGACGCCGGAATTGCAGGCGGCAGTCGGCGCCGTCATGCGCAAGATGGCCCAGGCCGAGGGCCAGCGCCCGCGACTGCCGGTGAGCGCCGACGAGAACCAGCGCGCCATTGCCGGCCGGGCGGCAGCCGAAGCGCGCGCCGCCCTGCGGGGCCTGCCGTCCGTCCGCGCGTCGATAGAGGCGGCAATCTCCGACGAGTGGCAGACCGCGCGCGAGATCGCGGCAGGGTCGGGGCGCCGCATCGAGAGCATTCAGCGCGAACTCAATCGGCAGGCCAGCGACGGCCTGATCGAGATGCGCGCGCATCGCCGCGGCACGGCAAGCGAATACCGGAGGGCAAGGCGATGATCTGTCCGACATGCTACGGCGTCGGCGCCGTGCCAGATCCTGACGGCGGCTGGCGTCCCTGCCCCGCAGACGGGTGCCACGCAGGACACGCCCACTGCTGCGACGGAGACACGATGCCGGAGCCGACGACATGGGAGCGGGTCGAGATCATGCGCCATCGGGCGCGGGAGCAATACGAGCACGGGCTTGCAGTGGCCCGCCGCAAGGCACGGGAGGCCGACAATGGGCAAGGGTGATCGCAAAGGCGGTCGCCCGCGCAAAAGCGGACCCCGCGAGCCGTCCGGGCGGATCAGCCGCCGCAAGTCGTCCACCATGGACCGCATCGAAGAGGCGACATTCGCCGAAATGCCGCACCAGCACGCACTACAGCGCCGCGCGCGCGCCCTCGGTCATGTCGTGACCGGCCCGATCACGCGGGCGCAGGCCGAGCAGTGGGAGCTGCAAGGATGCGGCGACATCCTCGGCGAAATGCGGCTGCGCGGGCAGATCACGCGGGAGCAGGAGCAGGCGGGCCGATCTTACGCCCAGGCATGGGAGCGGTATCGGGTGCTCTGCGGCCTTCCGGCTGGCACGCCCTCCGGGCCTTCGTATGGCGCTGTCCGGGGTGGCGGGCCTGATCCGGACCCGGAGACGGCGAGGCAGGCGCGAGACCGTTATGCGGCGATGGTGGCAATCCTCGACGCTGGCGGCGCGGCGATGCGTCGAGCCGTAGACCGTGTGGCGCTGCGCGATCGGCCCGCGACCGTGAACCTTGTGTCGCTCGGCCTTGCGGCGCTGGCGGAAAAAAACTGGCGCTAAGCGCACTTTTCCCCTTGCGGACCATGTGCGCTTAGCGTATCTATAGGTCATCGCAAGCAAGGAGAGACCGAGATGACCGACGTTTTCGCAGTTTGCCAGTGCGACCTGATCCGTCGCCTTGGAGCACCGCAAAACGAGCGAATGCTTGAAACGGGCTTTGCAACCGCCGGGAAGGCGATGGACAGGGCAAACGAACTCCGCCGCGCCGACCGGCACCACAGCTATCTTGTCGGCTTGGAATGACCGCCGACCAGTTCCGCGAGGCCCGGCAATCGCTGGGCCTTAGCGCGTCCGACATGGCCGCCGCGCTTGGCTTCTCCCGCACCGCGACCGTCTACGAGATCGAAAGCGGTCGACGCAAGATCGGCGCACCGGCCGCGCGTTTGGTCTGCGCGTATCTCGACGGATACCGCCCGCCAGACTGGCCCAGTTGACAGGTTTCTGACTTTGGTCCAGTATCATCGCGCGCGGCGCAGTTCGCCGCAAAGAAAGGCCCGCCATTGCGCGGGCTTTCGCCTTTCCGGTGGGCCGCCGTTTCCCTTGCTCGCGGCGGCCCTCCCGAGCGGCGGCGTCCGGACGCCAGAGGCCCATAACTATGCCGGGTGGTAGTGGCTTAGCCCGGCCCGCTCAAATACCCCGCCTTTCTGGTGGGTGCGCCAAGGCTGGGCAGACCCCGGCGCCGCAAATGGGCTGGGCAGAAAACCCGGCCGGCGCATCCTCCCGAGCGGCGGCTAGTATCTCACAACTCACAGGCCCTGCCAGCCGCGTGACGCACCTCGCGCAACGCAAGGCCGTCGCTCAACTTTCAAAGCGAGAAGGAAAGACCATGCCGAAGAAGTGCAAGGGCAAGGGACGGAAGAAGTAGCTTCATAGGATAGAAAAAGATGCAGGGCGTAGAGCACAAGCCGACCGACGAAGCGCGCGATCTGGTTAAGCGCATGGTGATGGCGGGCATTCCGCAAGAGAACATCGCGCGCGTTGTCGGCATTGCCCTGAGCACTCTGCACAAATACTACCGCGAAGAGCTGGACACAGCCGCAGACCAGGCGACAGCCCAAGTCGCCCGCACGCTGTTTGCCAAGGCCACGGACCAAGAGATGACCGGCCCCAGCGTGACTGCGGCGATCTTCTGGCTCAAGACGCGTGCAGGATGGCGCGAGACCGACCGGCACGAGATCACGGGGGGAGACGGCGGCCCGATTGAGCACAGCATTGCCGTCGACTGGATAAAACCGGAGAAACACTGATGGGCATCACCAGCGTAACTTTTGGCACTCGCGACCCGGCTGGCGTTGTTCATCGCGGCCTTCCGCGCGTCTCCGAGAGCCTGGACGGATCGGCTGCCAGCGCAGCCACCACTGGCGCCGCGCGGCTAGGCGAGGTCGCGCGGATCGCATGCCAGAACGCGGCATGGGTGACTGTCGGGACGTCTCCAACGGCGTCGGTCGGCACGACGTGGTACATTCCGGCCGGTGGTGTGCTCGACCTCGAGATGGCCGCCGGGCACAAGGTGGCCGTTCTCGAAGCGTGACCCGCGTTGAGTTCCCGGACTATTTTCGCGAGTTCACGCGCTCGGCCAGATACAAGGGTCTGTATGGCGGGCGCGGCTCGGGGAAGTCGCACTGTTTCGCGGGGTATGCGATCCTGCGCGCGGCGAGCGAGCCGGGCTTGCGCATTGTCTGCGTTCGCGAGGTGCAGCGCTCCATTGCGGACAGTGTGAAGCAGCTTCTGGAGGACAAGATTGTCGCGTTCGGGCTGGGCGAGTTCTTCAAGAGCACGGACGTTGAGATCACCGGCCGCAATGGCTCAAAGATTATCTTTCGCGGCATGCAGAACCACACGGCGGCAAGCATCAAGTCGCTGGAGGGATATCACGTCGCTTGGGTGGAAGAAGCGCAGACGATCTCGCAGAGATCGCTTGATCTACTGACGCCGACGATCCGCGAGAAGAGATCGGAGCTTTGGTTCTCGTGGAACCCTGAGAACCCGGACGATCCGGTTGACCTGATGCTGCGGCACTCGGCGCCCGATGATGCGATCATTAGCCGGGTGAACTGGGACGACAACCCGTGGTTCCCCGACGAGCTGCGTGCAGATATGGAGCGCGATCGCAAGCGCGACCCGGACAAGTACGCGCATGTGTGGGAGGGCGAATACAGGAGCCTTAGCGAGGCGCGCGTGTTCCGCAACTGGCGCGTCGGAGAGCTGGACGTACCCGACGACGTGGTCTGGTTCTACGGCGCCGACTGGGGCTTTGCGCAGGACGAAACGGCAGCCGTTCGGTGCTGCATGCCGGGAAAAGATACGCTTTACGTTGACGCTGAGGTCTACGGCCTGGGCATCCCGACTGATGCTCTTCCGGGCTTTCTGGCGGGTCTACCAGACGCGACGCGCTGGCCGATGCGAGGCGACAACGCCAGACCGGAGACAATCGACTACGTGCGCCGCAACGGCTTCAAGAGGCTTGTTCCTTGCAAGAAGGGCAGGGGCAGCGTTGAGGACGGCATCACGTTCCTGCAAGGCATGGATATCGTGGTGCACCCGAACTGTGTAAATCTGATCCGCGAGCTTCGCGGCTACGCATACAGGACTGACCCTCGGACCGAAGAAGTCCTTCCGGTTATCGAGGACAAGAACAACCACGCAATCGACGCGCTGCGATATGCCGTTGAAGGCCTGCACCGGCGCGGCAAGCGGATCGTGAAGCAGCCGCCCAAGCGCGAAGAATACCTGAAGCCGCCGCCCGATTATCGAAGCCGGCACCGTGAGACGCAATCGTGGAAGGTGGCCTGATGCTCGACCTGAACAAGCTCAAGGTGCTAGTCGAGAACTCGGCAGACCTGACCAGCACGGCGCGTCTGCTGTCCGAGCGGGATCGGGACTACTACGACGGCCACCAGTGGACGCAGGAAGAGATAAGCGTTCTGCAGCGCAGGCGGCAACCGGTCATTACGATCAACCGTATCAAGCGGAAGGTCGACGCAATGGTCGGTCTGGAACAGCGCAGCCGAGTGGACCCGCGCGCTTACCCGCGGATGCCTGGCGACGACGATGCTGCCGATGCCGCGACCAAGGCGCTTGTGTTCGTGGACGACAACACGCGGTTTGATCTCAAGCGCTCGCATGCGTTCGAGGATGCGCTCGTTTACGGATACGGCGGTGTGGAGGTTATCGCCGAAGAAAAGCGCGGCCGCATGGAGATCGTCGTCAACCGCCTGCGCTGGGAGGAGATATTCTTTGACCCTCACAGCCGCGAGCGCGACTTTTCCGATGCGGCCTACATGGGCGTTCAGAAGTGGATGAGCCTGGACGCTGCCATGTCGTGGCTCGCGCCAATGTGGGAAGGCGACGAGGCGGAGCTTGAAAGGATGCTCACGCAGTCTTTCCGGCAGACACAGGAGGGCGAGACCTACGACGACCGGCCGCAGCACTCGAACAGCTATCGATGGGCCGATGAGCGCTACAAGCGCGTCCGTGTGGCGCAGATGTACTATGAGCGCGCCGGGCAGTGGCATTTGGCGATTTTCTGCGGCGGCGGCGAGATCATGAACGACGTCTCGCCCTACTATGACGAAGACGGCAAGCCTTGCTGCCCGATGGAGCTATTCACAGCCTACATCGACCGGGAGAACCAGCGCTACGGCGTCGTGCGCGACATGATCTCGGCACAGGACGAGATCAACAAACGCCGGTCGAAGCTTCTGCACCAGCTGAACAGCCGCCAAACGCTTGGCGTAAAGGGCGCTGTTGACAGTGTGGACGAAATGAAGCGCGAGCTCGCCGCGCCAGACGGGCACGTCGATGTGAACGTGGAGGCGTTCGAGGACGCTGCGCGGGCCGGCATGCGGCCTTTCGAGATCGTGCAGAACCAAGACCAGACAAGCGGGCAGTTTTCGCTTCTGAGTGAGGCGAAGGGCGAGATTGATATGGTCGGACCGAACGCTGCGCTGATGGGCGAAAGCGGCGACAGCGCAAGCGGGCGGGCGATCCTGGCGCAGCAGCAGGCGGGCTTTGCCGAGCTTGCGCCGGTCTATGACAGCCTGCGCGACTGGACGGTGCGGGTGTATCGCGCGATGTGGGCGCGCATTCGGCAATTCTGGCAGGAGGAGCGCTGGGTGCGCGTGACGGATGAGGCGGGCCGCGCCGAGTTTGTCGGGCTCAATCGCGTGGTCGGGCAGGCGCCTGTGATGGACATGATGGGCAACGTGGTCGCGGTGCAGCCGCAAGTCGAAAACCCGATCGCGGAGTTGGACGTTGACATCATCATCGAGGAAGCGCCCGACTTCGTGACGCTGCGCCAAGAAGAGTTCCAGCAGCTATCGGAGCTTGCGCAGCGGGGCATTCCGGTCCCGCCCGAGATGATCATCGAGGCGTCGAGTGTGCGCAACAAGGCGCGGCTTCTGGAGATGATGCAGGAACAGCGCGAGCAGATGCAGCAAGCGCAGATGATGCAGGCGCAGCAAGAGGCGCAGACGCAGCAAGCGGAGGCGCGTGCCAGCGTCGCGAAGGACATGGCGTCTGCCCAGAAGACGCTGGCCGAGGTCGATGAGACCCGCGCCGACACGTTCAAGACCATGATCGAGGCGCGGCGCCTCGGGATGGGCTTCTGAATCCCGCCGCCGGGGTACGGGCGTTTCGTTAGCTGCTGACGTGTGAGCAGCCCCGTCGCCGGGGTTCGGGCGTGGTCGTGTCTCTCGACGTTATAGGAGGTGCCGCTATGGCGGATGACAAGTTGTCTTTCATGGACGAAGGCGAAGCAGTTGAGCGAGGCCCGGAACAGCCGGAGCCCGAGCAACCGGAAGCGGAGCCGGTAGAGCCGGAGCCGCAGGAAAAGCAAGCCGAGGGCGAAGATCAGGGTGAGCCGCCGTCACCCGAGCCGGAAGAAGACCGCCAGGCAATCCCCATCACGGCACTATTGGAGGAGCGGGAACGTCGCCAGAAGGCCGAGCGTGAGGCGGAAGCCTTGCGCAGATGGCGCGACGAGCAGGAGCGAAAAGCACGCGAAGCCCAACAGCCCAAACCGGACTTCTACGAGGATCCGGAAAAGGCAATCGGGCATCACTTGCAGCCTGTTCAGAAGCAGGTCATGGCGACGAAGATGCAGATGAGCCGGTTTCTGGCCGAGCGCGAGTTCGGCGCGGAGACTGTGGAATCGGCAGTCAAGTGGTTCGACCAGAACCCGGAAATGTCGCATCGGTTCATCAACGAGCCTTCGCCGTTTCATGCCGCGGTCGAATACTTCAAGCGCCAGCAGTTTGCGCAGGAAGTGCAAGACCCGGAGAAATGGCGACAGCAAGAGCGCGAGCGCATCAAGGCCGAGATCATGGCCGAGATGCAGTCGCAACAGCCCTCCCAGCCTTCCGCACCGAAAGCGCCGCCCCGCTCGCTTGCCTCTGCGCAATCGACTGGGCGGGACGCAACCAAACCCGGAAGCGGTTTCGACCGCATCTTTGAGTAACCTCGGCGCGGCCCGGTGATGGGCGCGCAATCATCGGAGAACTGACATGGCACTGACGACCGTTGCGACGGCGTCCCAAGTTGAAGAATGGGACGCCAGCTACTTCGCCGAATACGTCCGCAACTCGGGCTTTTCGCAGTACATGGGGCGCGGCATGAACATGCCGATCTGCGCCAAGTACGAACTGACCGACGTTGGCAAGGCGATCAACATTCCGCTTGTGACGCGCCTCACCGGCTCGGGCGTCTCGGGGCAGACGGCGCTTGAAGGCGCCGAGGAAAGCCTGGGCAACTACAACCACCGGATCGAAATCGAGTGGTATCGGAACGGCGTTGCCATCCCGAAGAACCAGGCGCACTACACCGAAATGGACCTTCGGGCGGCGGCGCGCGAGCAGCTCACCAACTGGGCCATGAACTCGCTGCGCGACGACATCATCGCCGCGATGCAGTCGGTATGGAACCCGGCCGGGAACGCCTCTGTTGCCTACGGTTCGGCCACGGAAGAGCAGAAGGATGCCTGGCTCGACAACAACCTCGACAGGGTTCTGTTCGGCTCGGCGAGGGGCAATGTGTCCACTTCTGCACCGGCCGGTGGCGCGACGAACGACCATTCGGCGTCGCTGCTCAATGTCGACACGACCAGCGACAAGCTGGACAAGGACATTGTTTCCTTGATGAAGCGGATCGCGAAGACTGCCGATCCGCACATCCGGCCGATGCGCGTCAACGACCGGAGCGGGCGGGAGTACTTCATCCTGTTCTGCGGCTCGCTTCCGTTCCGTGATCTGAAGTCTTCGCTGGACACGGTGAATATCGACGCGCGTCCGCGCAACGTCGAGAGCAACCCGGTCTTCCAAGACGGCGATCTGGTCTATGATGGCGTGATCATCCGCGAAGTGCCGGAGATCCCTGTGCTGAGCGGCGTTGGCAACAGCTCTTCGGACGTGGCGCCGATCTTCCTGTGCGGTGCGCAGGCCGTCGGCGTGGCGTGGGGGCAGGAGCCCCGGTCGACCACGGAGACGCGCGACTATGGCTTCGTGCGCGGCGTCGGCATCGAGGAAGCCCGCGGCGTGGAGAAGATCGTCTTTAACGACGTTGACCATGGCATGGTCACCGGCTTCGTCTCGGCGCCGGCCGACAGCTGATCGTGAAGGTCAGATACAACGGCCCTCTCCCGGAGCGCGAGCTTTGGGGGAGGGTGTTCAAGCGCGGTGAAGCGGCCGAGGTGGCCGACGATCGCCTGTTTCGCAAATGCCTTGCGCTGGAGGGCTTCGAGGAAGTCAAGCGCGGGCGTCCCCGGAAGGTGAAGGCTGATGACGAAGACAGCGCGGGAAGTGATCACGCGGGCGTATCGTCGGGCGGGGATCGCGGACAGTGAAGAAAGTCTTGAGGCCCACCAATACGCGACGGGCCTTGAGATCATGCAGGGCATCATGGACGAGCTCGTCACCGTCCATGGCGCAACGATTGCGTGGGATGTCGATACGGTGCCTGACGGGCTGTTTTTGCCGATGGCGCATGCCGTGGCGGTAGAAGTCAACGTTGATTATCCGGTTCGGCCGCCGTTTGATACGCGGTCACGAGCGCTCATGCGTCTTCGCGCTGCGTTGTTCCCGGATGACCGGGCCGCGCGGGCGGACCTGGATGACGACGGCACCGTCACGGCAGACGAGGCAGCGGCAGACGCGCGGGGCGCCTTCTACTGATGCTCTACGTCCCTTTTGCCACGCAGTCGGTCGAGGCCGGCTACAGCCGCGCGCGATTGAAGAACCTGTTTGCCCGCCAGACGCCGCAGGCGGTTGCTCCCGTGGCGCTGATGGGGCGCAGCGGATTGCGACGCGTCAGGAAGCTTCGCGGCTCTGTGCGGGCGTTCGCGGCGCGCGGCGATACCTTGTTCATCGCGTCAGGGGGGGAACTCTACAGTTACAGCGGCGGCACGCTGACATCGCTCGCGTCCATCGTTGACGGTCCTTCCCAGATGATCGCAACGGCGAGCCATGTCGTCGTTCTGGTATCGGGGCAGTATTACGTCTGGGACGGCGCGCGCATTTCAGCGCCGAGCCTGGGCGCGCTGACGAACCCGCGCGGGGTGGCGTATCTCGGGGGCTATACCATCGTCATCGGCGACAGCGGCGGGCGCGGGGATGCGTTCACCTATTCTGCGCTAGACGATCCTACGAGCTTCAACGCGCTGGACTTTGCCTTTGCCGAGAGCAACGACGACCGGTTGAACGCGATTGTCGTGGATCACGCCGAAGTCTGGTTGATGGGCGAGCGATCCATCGAGACGTGGCGCAACACGGGCGCTGCGAGCAATCCGTTTCAGCGCAACCCAGGCGGCATTCTGGAGCGCGGTTGCATCGAGCGCACCGCAGCGAAGGAGGACAACGGCGTCTTCTGGGTGGGGCGTGACCGCGTGGTGTATCGCAGCGACGGGGTGCAGCTTTCCGCGATCAGCACGCGCGAGGTTGACGAGGTTCTTGAAGGGGCGACGATAACCGGGGCTTTCGTGTTCAAGGATCGCGGGCACAAGTTCTACGTGGTGCAGCTTCGGGACCGCCCTTCTTATGCCTACGACATGACCACGCAGGCGTGGTGCGAGTTTTCTACGGGCGTTGGCGAGGGGGAGTTCATCGCGACGACCGCAATGCGGGTGGGTTCGACGGAATATGTCGGCGCCAGTACGGGCGCGCTTTGCACGCTTGGCGGCTTCACGGATGACGGGCAGGTGCTGGAAGCCGAGGCGATATCGACGCCGGTCGCGCAGCCCGATTTCCTGAGCGTTTCCCGGCTGACCGTGAACGTGGACACCGGGGACGCCGGCGCGCAGGAAAGCCCGAAGATCGTCATGCAGGTCAGCAAGGACGGGCGCACCTGGGGGCAGGAGCGGTGGCGCGATCTCGGCGCCGTGGGCGACTACCATCGCCGGGCGGCCTGGCACGGACTGGGGGCAATGCGGCGGCTTCAGGTGCGCCTGCGGATCACCGACGAGTGCAGCCGCGACATCATGGGCGTTGCCTATGACTAGGAACTTTCGCGCGCAGGCCCGGCGGCTCGGGTGGCCGTTGGAAACGGTGCGGGAGTTCGAGCAACTGGACCGCGCCGCGACCGTCGATGCCATTACCGATGACCGGATCACGGAGAGCAGCGTCAAGCAGCACGAAGCCGCGTTCAGCATTGCGACGACGCAGCTAACCGGGACGCTGCTGGACGGCACCGTTGCCGAGACCAACGTAACGCAGCACGAAGCGGCGTTGTCGATCGCGACCACGCAGCTTGCGGGGCTCCTGCTTGATGCGACGGTGGCGGAAAGCAACGTAACGCAGCACGAGGCGGCGCTTTCGATTGCCAGCACGCAGGTCACGGGGTCGCTGCCCGACGCGAGCGTTTCCGAAAGCAGCGTCACGCAGCACGAGGCGGCGCTTTCGATTGCTCAATCGCAGATCACCGATCCTTTCGGCTACTACGTTGCCGCGGTCGAGAATACCGACACGACGACGGATCTCGCCGGAACGGGCGTAACAATCCCCCTGACCGGCGGGTCGGTTCACATCGACGCGGCCGAATACGGAACGAGCGGCGACGGGATCGAGGTCGCGACGGCCGGCCGGCATCGCGTGTCGGCGGTGGTGGATAGCACGGGCGACCCGATCACGCTGCGGTTCAGCGTCAACGGCACGGCAACCGGCCCCGTCGGCAGCGGCGCGATCACGGCCATTCTGGACCTGAGCGCGAGTGATGTCGTGACGGTCGAGGCGTCGGGCGCGGTCGCGACCACGACACTGGCGGCGAGCGGCACCAGTTCGCTTTCCGTCGAGACTTGGAGGTAGGTATGGCATTCCCACTCGGGGCAGTCGTTGCGGGCGCGGGTGCGCTTCTCGGCGGGATCTCGTCGTCTCGTGCAGCGAGCCGGGCAGCAGACGCACAGGAAAAGGCGGCTCGCGAGGCCATCGACCTTCAGCGCGAGATGTATGGCGACGCCGTTGATCGGTTCCAGCCTTACTATGACGTCGGCACGAATGCGCTTGGCGCGCTGGGCTATCAGTTCGGGGTGGGGCCAAGGCCGGGCAGCGACGCATCCCTTCCGCAGATCACGACGCGGACCATTCCGGGCGCATCAGTTGGCGTTTCTCCGCGGAACATTGGCGAAATCGCCGACCTTCAGCAGCGCCGGGCCATGTCTCAACAGGGTGGGGACAACGAATACCTCTTCACCAACGGCGACCGACGGAGGCTGAAAAGCCTTCTGGAGGCCAACCAGCCCCAAGGCGGCACGCCGGATCGCGAAGTCTACATGGTCGGCGACATGGAGTTCGGCAACCGTGGCGAGGCGGAAGCCTACAGGGAGAGCCTGCGCGCGGCCCAGGGCGACTTCGAGCGCATTGACCGCCCGTTGTGGGATACGGGCACGCGGGCTGACATTGGCCGCGCCATGATCTCGGACGGGCAGGCCGGCGTCAGCGTCAACGACGGCAACGTGTTCTTCGATCCGGGTGCGGGCTTCGAGACTTCGCCCGGCTTCGAGTTCATGCGCGACGAGAGCGAGCAGGCGCTTTCGCGTATGGCCGCCGCGCGCGGGCTCAGGCTATCCGGAAACACGCTTGAAGAAGCGCAGCGCAACGCCATGGGGCTCGCGCAACAGGACTACTGGAACTACTTCGGGAACAACGCGGGCGTGCTGGAAGGCAACTTTCTACGCAACCTCAATGACGAGATCCGCGGCTTCAACTCGGAGACGGCAGGCTACAACAGCAACATCGCCAACCTGTTTCAACTTGCCGGCATGGGGCAGGCGGCTGCGGCTCAGCAGGGCGCCGGGCAGATGCAGCTTGCGAACAACACGACGAACCTGCTCGGGCAGGCCGGGCAGGCTCAGGCCATGGGCGCGATCGGGCAGAACAACGCGCTACAAGGCACGCTCGGCAATTTCGCGCAAATCTACGGGATGAACCAGGCGGGCTACTTCGATCAGCCGCAGGGCCGCATGAGCGCTTACGGGTCTGGCAACATGCTTTCGGGGGCGTCGGCATAATGGTCTACAACTTCCTTCGAGACATGGCCGGACCTGCGAACATCGGCGGTGCGATGGCGCAGGGCTCGATGAACGCGTTGCGTGTGGGCGGAGAGCGGCAGCGGCAAAACCTTCTGGCGAGGCAGGATCAGCGCGCGGCCGAGATGCACCCGCTTGAAATGCAGAGCGCCCGGCAGGCGATGGACATTCGGGGGCAGCAGGAACGGCGTGCAGCCGAAAAGCATCCGCTTGAGATCAAAGCGGCTCGACAAGCTATCGCGGCCAACACGGTAGAACTGGCGCGGGGACAGCGCGAGGAAGAGATCATTTCGGGGCTGGACACTGCCACACAGGCGCTTGCGACGCTTGAGCGCGAAGGACCGGAAGCCGCATTGCGCATCGGGCAGTCGCTTTTTAACGAGCCTTTGCCGATCGAGGCGATGCCGCCCGAGGATCAGGTGGTCGAGCTGGGGCAGCTTTTCGCGGGAATGCGCGATGGCTTCCGCCGATCTGCGGAAATTCGAGGGCTGCTGCAGGGCGAACAGCCGCAAGTCAGACAAATCACGGGCGAAGAAGCCGCCGCCATCGGGCTGGACCCGAACAGGGCTTACAATGTGGATCCCGACGGGAAGATAACGGCCATCGGGTCGTCGCAGACATCGCAGGAGTTCTACAGCCCGGAGGGGCAGCTTCTGTATCGCACCGGGCCTGCGTCGGCGGGCGGCGGCCAAGAGCAGCCGCTGCTCGATCTGCCGGCTTCGCCCGTGCCGCAAGGCGACAGGCCGGAAGCAGATGCAGGCTTTGGGCCGGGGGGCTTTTTCGGGAACGCATTCAACATCGTTGTCGAGGCTTTCGGGCGCGATCCGGTGGCGCCGGACGTTGCCGCCACGGTTTCCGATTGGGCGGTCTTCTCCGAATCCGTTTCGCGCGACATCATGAACGCCTACGACCGGCAACCGCCGCTCGTCATCGCCCAAGCGATCCGGGCGCTCGTCCCTCCGGCCGGTCGGCCGTTTTCCAGTGCAGGGGGCGCGGTGCGCTCGCTGCAAGCGTTGCGACGCGAGATGGCAACCGAGCTTAATTCGCTGGGCAACCAGTTGAGCCAGACGCGCAACAATCGAAACGAGCAGGACGACGTGCGTCGTCGCATGGTTGCGGTGCGCACGAACATCGACCGCGTAGACGACATGCTTTCGCGCTTCAGAGCGGCGCGCGGCGATACGGAAATTCCTGCTGATCTTGACGAAAGGCTGCGCCGCTATGAGTGAGATGCAGCGCCTTATCGACGCGTTCAACAAGGCGGACGCACTGGCGCAGCAAGGCGACCAGCAGGCGGCCGATGATGCTGCGGCATTCGCCAAGGCCATTCGGCAGATGCAGGCAAGCGGCGAAGGAGCGGCGGGAGACGCCCCGCGCGGGCCTGTCATGGAAACGATGGCGCAGGTCAACCGCGGGATTGCGAACACGGCGGGCGGCGTGGTCGATCTGCTAAATCCGTTCGACGCGCAGACCGGCACGGCTTCGGAGATGATGCAGCGCGTCGGGATCGACTTGGCCGAGGGCGATCCGCAGAACCTCGGGCAGGCCGCCGCGAGGGGCTTGGGGGAGGCGGCCGGCGCGCTTCCGACTGTTGCGCTTGGCTTGGCCCAGTTGCGCGGCGTGGGCGGCGCGGTGGGCGCAGCGGCGGATGATGCGTTGCGCAGCCTGTCAAGCCGGCTTGGCGTCTCTGCGGAGGTTCTTGCGGGCGCTGGCGCGGGCGCGGGGGAGAAGGCGGCCGAAGATCAGGGTGCTGGTCCTGTCGGACAAATGGCCGGAGCGCTTGCCGGCGGCTTGGGTGTTGGTGGCGCGGCCGTCGCGGCGGGGTCGGCGGGGCGTGCGGCCGGGAGGGCGGCAACCAGGCTCCCCGTTGTGGGACAGGCGGCGCGTGCGGTGCGGGCTGCAACCGTGCCCATGACGGAAGCGGGCGCCATGGACGTTGCCTCGCGCCGTGTGCTCGATGTGGTGGGGCGGGAGCGGGCCGAGGGCATCGCCAACGAGATTTCGCCAGCGGACCGATTCAACCGCACGGCGGCGCAGCAGACGGGCGATCCAGGGCTGATGGGACTGGAGCAGGCCGCGCGGGTAAACCCGCAGGCGCGCGAAACTCTTGACGCCAACCTTGGTCGCTCGCGGTCTCTCATGGCGGAAGACCTTGACGCAGTCGGCGGCATGGGGCGCCGCGAAGATGCTGATGCGTTCTTCCGCGAGCGTGTCGCGGCCAGTCAGCGGCGCATTGAAGAACAAGCCGACCGGATCATTTTCCTGGCCGACGACGCGGTGAAAGGCATCACCGAAGGCGTCGGGCCGAACACGGAGACATCCCGCAACGCGGTCAACAAGATCAAGCAGGCGCTTGAAGCGGCGCGCGAGGAAGAAGCCGGATACTGGCGCGATATCCCTGACGAAACGCAGGTGCGCACGACCAATTCGGCGGCGGCTGCTGCGCGCATGGCGGAAGAGGAACCGTGGGCCTTGCGGCGCGACATTCCGGGCGACCCGCAAATTGCCTTCGGCCCGGAAGGTCAGCTTGGGGACGTCACGACCGCGAAAGAGTTATACGGGCTTTACAAGCAGATGCGCGGGATCGCCCGTACCGCGATGGCAGGCGCCGACCAACGGCCGAATGCGGCGCGTCTGGCGAATGAGGTGGCCGATGCGATCCTGGTCGATCTTGGAGCCACGGCAGATCCGCAAACAGAGCTAGGCCGGTCGATCAATGCCGCGCGCGATTTCAGCCGGCGCTTCCACGAGACATTCGACCAAGGGCCGGTCGGGAAAATCCTGCAACGCACGATTGACGGCGATGAGACCATGCTTCCGGAAACCGCGTTGCGTGGAACGGTCGGGCGTGGCGAGGAATATGGCGCGACGAGCGTTGACCGGATCAGGGACGCCGCACCGGCGGCGCAAGGTGAAATCGAAACCTATCTCCGCAGCCGCTTCGGGGACGCGATAGTTGCAGAAGATGGCGCGTTCACGCGTTCGCAAGCTCTGTCATGGTTGCGCTCCAATCGGGAAGCCCTAAGCAAGTTCCCCGAATTGCGTTCAGAGTTTCAGCGCGCGTTGCAAGGCAAAACGCAGGCTGAGGCGTTTGCGGTGCGCGCGCAGCAGCGGGCGAAACTGGCTGGCGAAACGATGCCTGCGCAGGTC